CTCAACATTGGTTCCTATTGCTACATCCATATTGCCTAATCCAATGCTTGGTAATTCAGCAACGAATGAATGACCTTTATTGTCATTATATTGTGCGGTAGGTGCATTTTTAGTCTTAACGAATATCGAATTATACAAACGTCCTGTTACAATGTGACTTTTACCCCTTAGTCTCAATTTTGCCTCCCCTGCTATTTTTTGGGCCACTTTCATGAGCGACGAATAAACAGTCCGTGGACCTTGCGCACGTAATAGATCTAGCTGCCTATTTAAGTGTGCTGTACTTACCGGATCTAATGTAATTGAAACGCTCATGAGTATATAATTAAAGGTTGTAACATCTTAAAACCGTTTCCTGACATTGGATCTTTGCCTCTGTTTTCATACATATCTTTCATGATCTGAAGTATGGCAGACTTAGCCAATATAGGACAATCACCAGCGGTATATTTAAAATAAAACTTTGTCCCAGCTGTTCCTGTGGTATAATATCCCGAAGTCATTCGTATATTGAACCGATTAACCCCGGTTAATACATAATCAGTAGAAACTACATCATTAACCTTTGATTCGATCATTGATAAGTGATTCGGGTAAGGTAGCGTAAATTCAGACGTATTGCCAACCCTAGATGAAATGTTTTCCGTATATTCAATTGTCTGTGGAATGAATGACCGGTTGCAATGTAGCTCTGCCTGCTCTCGTGCGGATGTGATTAGGTTTAAAAGTAAAGCGTCTGCATCAGTATCATTATTTGAACGGTCAAGTATGAATGTTTTAGCCTCTGCGAGCGTGATAGGTTCAGGGTAAGTAATAGAAGCAACACCCGAAGCATTTAAAGTACCGGTTAAATTTTCTATAATAGCATTATCAAACCCGGTACCCTGCACTAATTCGTTTACTATAATGGTTCCAGATGATGCAGTTATGATAATTTCAACCGCCAAAAAGTCAGCCGCCCAAAGATAGACGAAGTCGGAAGCCGTTAAGGTTAATGTACCGTTAAACGTTGCCAATTTAGTGACCCCTGCAATGGTTATATTACAAGTGCCATCAGTACCCGATAAAGTGAGTACTACTGTTTTTTTAGGTATCAACGTTCGTTTAATATCGTACATTACGCTTTCTTTTTACGGGCTTTCTTTACATTTGGATAATCAGGAACGATCATTTTATTTTCAGCTTTCGGCTCAACCTTTACACCGATATTTTTGAGTAATATTATTTTATCGAACATATCCGGGTAAGATACTTCTTCACCTGCATAATGTCCGTTCCAATTCTGATTTAATTTAAACTTGCTCATAACTTCAATATTTAATTCGAACCGTAGTAGGGAAACGATCCCTACCCGTGTACCATATACGGTTATTTATTCTTTAAACCTAATTTTCCTTTAATAGCAGTAACCCCCGTCCCGGATGATATACATCTAACTCTATAATATTTAAATGCTGATTCAGACAAAGCCCATGCGTAGTTGCTTACTGTACCTGCATTATTAAGAGTTATTGACGATCCATAATTATACCATAGAGTATTATCATCGCTGACTTGCAAAGCGGCTGTAACGGTTGCTGTACCTGACGAATTAGTCCCAGACAATTCAATACCTACCGTATAATTACCCTGAATAGGTACTGGTGTATCCTTTACCATATAAACGGTTTCAACATCAGTAGTCGTGTCGTTTGTTAAACTAACATAGCTACCGACAATTTGAGCCTGAACAAACAGACCAACAAATAAACATATAACAAACAAAATAACTTTTTTCATGTTTTAAAAATATTTAAAAGGGGAGTTACCCCCTTTAGTTTATACTGCTGTAATTGCTGTTGCTGAAGTTGCAAAAGTTCCAGTTACAAACGCTGCTTTGTCTGCATCTTTAACAACCAGAGTACCACGCATGTAAAGAGTGATAGTTTTTAACTGGTTGATTGCGTCGTCCTCGTTCTGATCCCAAATCTTCAACTCGTAACCCTTGCGGATCCAGAATTTAGCTTTCGAGAAGTCGCCAATCAGGTAAGTACCTGAAGCGATACCGGTATTTTCGACAATCTGAATACCTGCAAACTGAGGTTTTGCGGCAAGATAAGGAGGCCACATGTAACCGCCTACATCATTACGTTCAAGTTCCAGGTCTAGAACATCATCTGGATTAAGCACCACATGAGTAGCTCTGCGATTTGTTGCTTTTATCTGCTTAGCTGCATATTTCAATACATCATAAGTGTTAGGAGTTACACCAACCTTTAGAGTTTTACCCCCTGCCGAGAAAGCAGTTGCAACAGTAAGAACACCATCAAAGCCATTAAGAGCAACTGTACCTGTCAATAAGGCTGCATCCATTTGAAGTGCCATAAGGGTAAGTAACTCCGTCTGAACTTCAGACACTAACCATTCGATATCATCAACTGAATTGTTCGATACTTTAATGAAAGACAAAAGATTCTGCATTGCTGCACTCTTTGTTTCCCATCCAAGTACTGACTGAGTAACAGAACCGCCACCTAATTTATCGGTAGTACCTTCAGTTACAAAACCGCCATTATCAGTACGCGTTTTGCGTTGTACCCAATAGATCGTTTCCGATGTTGCAGGTACAGTTGTAACGATGTCCATCATGTATGGAATACGATCCGGAGCCTTTGAAATACCAGTTTCAAACTGAGGCATTGGAATCAGAGAACCGGTAGTGATCGAAGCATTTGCAGTTTCAAGGAATGTTTTCAATTCAATGTTGACAGAACCGCCTTTGCGCGCCTTCATATTTTGTAACATCGAAATCTCTGCATCGAGTTTTTCTTTTAGCTCAACTACAAAAGATTTAACTTCTTTTGATACGCCAGCCTTTTTCGCCTTTTCCTGCTCTGTAGCCATAGTGTCAGCCTGGGTTTGTAATAGGTTAAACTTTCTTTCAAGTTCAACATTTGCGGCTTTTAGTGTAGCAACCTCAGCTTCATTTGCTGTTTTAATTGCTTCCTGATTTGCTTTAATTTGATCGCCGTGTTCTTTTAGTGCGGCTTTCAATTCTTTTTCTTCCATTGTAATAAATGTTAAGAGTTTAAAATATTAAGAATATCAGATTTTGTAATTTGCGGCTCTGGTTTTTCGAGTGGTTTAACCGGCTCAAAATTTAGGAGTGCTTCAACAAAGTTTTTTAATTTCATTAATTCGTATTTTTTTGAATCATTGCGTTCATTAATAAGTAGCCTTTCGAATGATTCTGCAACGTGGTTAGTCCTCTCTTCGCTTTTCATTGATTCTATAACTGCCATTTCATTCATTGCAATTGTAACTAAGCTTATTTCATATAGTTTCAATTCCTGAAGGTAGGATGTTTGATCACCCATAAACTTTTCTGGACCGTATTGCACAACTGAATAGCCTATTGACATTTCCTGAATGATCTTTTCAGCTACTTTAGTCTGGATATCCTCTTCGCTTGCTGAAATCATTGCTTCAACCCAAAGACCTTTTTCACGTTCTTCGAGGACTAATATCTTTGCAATTGGTTCGTCGATTTCATGCATGTAGCAAAAAGCAATACGTCCTTTTCGGTCTTGAAGTGTCTTTGCAAAAGCTCCGGGCATGATTACATCACCGCCAGAATCTTTATTATTGAACGTTGCCGCCCATCCTGAAATAGTCAGTCGGTTATTCTCATCAACACCGAATTGATCTATTTTGAATTATTTAAACTTCAGCTCGTGTTTCATTGCCATATTATTTTAGCACAAATATAATAATTTTTCACATAAAAAAATATCTCAACGTTTATTTTTCATGTTATACAGCATGTTTTATACAATTTCAATCAAAAGGCTGCATCTGCAATTAATTACATTCTCAGGACTGCCAGACATATCACCTGGATAAGCCATACCTCCAACAGAATTGAATGTTTCATCATCTCGTAATCCTCCCCGGTCGATACTTTCCTGCTCGGCTGCCATGTGAGAGTCACGCACATGAGGAAGACCTGAAGTACTCCAAAACTTACGTGTTTCTAATCCTGTTGACTTCCCGGCCTGCTGAGTTGCAAAATTAGCGGCTGTATTCATTTCGGTACGTGCAATTAATTCGGCCCGGGCCTTTGTGAATGACTTATAATCGTCTGCAATGAACTGAATGATCAAATCGCGGGTCCCCTGAATGCTTAATCCTTCCTCAGTTGCTCTTAATGTTGCGGACTCGACTACATTTCGGATCTGGTCTAATGTTGTGCCTGTAATATCGACTATTCGCTTACCGGCATTGGACCGTACAAACTCAGACATTTTACGTTCAAAATAATTTTGATATACCTGATCTGAAAGTTCATCCTTCTCGCCCATTAAGTGTTTTCTCCAGGTTAATCCAATATCTGTTGCCTGGCCGTACATTAAATCAAAAGCATGCTGCATTGGATCAATTTTAATGGCAGATTCCAAGTGTTCGTTAATTTGACCTAGCCCGTATTTATTGACAGCATCCAAAGCGGAGTTATATTGCTCACGAATAGCCAAAGCAAATACCTTTTGCCCTCGCTTTATTAGGTTTGAACGCTTCTTAATTACTGTTTTCTCAATTTGTTTCATTATGTAACTTTAGTTTTTATGCCAGCTCTGACACTATGTCACTTTGTATTTAATATTCAAATAGTTGCAAAATAGGCTATTTTTGATATTATGTATTATTCATTTCCGTAAATTGCACTCATCGCCTCCATGTAGATAAACAAACACCTCGGTCATCAACCAGTACTCTCTATTGGTTGAATCTTTGCGCCCTAAAATTGGGCTGAATGTATTATCTATGAATTCACAATGTGGGCACTTACCGGTATTTTTTTCAATACCCACCATCCCAATTTTAAAATTAATACTTTTACTCATGGCTTTTATTTATTGGTTATTTGTAATCTTTTGAAGCATTAGGGTCTGGCATTGGGATCAAGTCAGGTAACGGAGCGTTAGCCTGGCTAATCGGCTGCTCTGACATACCTACCCAAGGTTCATTCATACCTTCGAACTCTAAAGGTTTGGCCCCTGTCGACTCTCTCATCTCATTTGGCGTATAACCTGCTGTTTTCATCCATGCAATTTGTGTTGCGTAATCAGCTTGTAGCTCGCTAATTTCGGAATAGTCAAATTCAAAGAATAACCCAGCATTCCTATACTCATCAACTCCGCTTATAAGAAAGTCTGTTAAATCACTGGCAAAGTCCTTTAGATTAGGTCTTATACAGTTGTTCCAAGCATCTTTTTTTACCTCTTTAACATTATTGTATGTAGATGAGGCTTTGTCATTAAACAGTTCAGATTGTAACCCATAGATATTGCAAAGCACCCTACGCCCTTCCTGTGAACTATTTAAAATACCTAAATCAACTGCCGAAATACCTAATTTGTGCATCCCAAATTTATCAGGTAATACCTCAGGATGTCCTGCTTTTACATTCTTTGCGTAATTCTTAAATATGTCTTTAATTTCATCGCGTTGAGGTTCTGTAAGTCCACTACCAAACTGATCATTTGAATCTTTATAGAGTAGGTATGGAGGTGATTGATTTTCAAACTGCTTTAGCTCTGTCGTTTCTGCCTGGTTCATTTTAGCCACCACCCTGGCTGCGGCTTTTAGTGGAGATTGACCATAAAGCGTATCGACGTCCCCAAATAAAGGGTTAAAGAACTTTGAATGATATACCTCTTCTGGCTTAAAATCAACAGTAGTATTTGTTTCAAGTACATATCCGCCAATAGGGTTCATCCAACTTGCGCCACCTAATATTCGAACATTATTTGAAGGCATTAGCCATAACTCTTTTGACTTGCCCTTATTTAGTCCTGATGTCAAAACTGGCTTGTACCAGTATGAATTACCTATTGATAATTTATAAATCAAATGGCCTTGCATAAAGTCGCTCATTTTCATTGTCGGATTAGCCTTACTAATAAATGATAGCAGCTCATGATTTATTACTTCTTGCCATTTCCCAGTTGAATCTTTGGTATATAATGCTAATCTGGCTTGCCCTGCCATTCTGACTATCCTATTGATGATCGAATACACGTCGCTATTCCCAGAGTACCCCTGTTTGATATAGGCCGTAGGATCGTCAGATAAAGGCGTTGCAATACCGGAGTGTATTCGGTAGTC